TAATTGGTCGAATTTCACGCTTTTTTTTGCTGTTTTGTTTTTAGTGTCTATTAGTATTGACGATAATACCCAAAACGAACAAAGCGAAATCTACTGCGAAATGGTGCTAATCCACAACCAAACCGGCGGCGAATTTGGCTGGCCGGATTATAAGGAAACTTTTGATAATGAGTGTCAAGCATGAGTGAAGAAAAAAATCCAGCATTAGCCATTAACCCTATAGGTGAACCAAAATGATTGACGATGCACCAGAATTTATCACTAAAAAAGCTCTGCGTTACTACACGCAGGGGCACAAAGCACACACAGAAGGGCACAGCAAAGACGCTGCAACATGTGTTTTTCAGACCGCCGACCGCTCTTGGTGGTTAGCTGGCTGGCATGATTCCCAGATGGAAAAAGCTGTGCTATGTTAAGGGTTTTGGATTTATTTAGCGGCATTGCCAGATTCTTTCGCGGTTTCCCAGAAATCGGCGAGATTGAACCCACGATTTGTGGAGGCGTTGATGGGATACCCGGATATGCACACAGACTTAAAGGACTAGGCAACGCAGTAGTGCCGCAGATACCAGAACTAATTGGAAGGGCAATATTAAAAAAATTAGGTGAGAACGCATGACCTCGATCACTCGCACAGTTAAAGCCCTTGCCGATCTGCAATCAGCAATCAGTTGGGTGTCGGAGAATGCTACCAAAGGCTTAAAAGGCGGAACTGTAGTCATAATGCTAGGGCGCGAGACTCGCAGCACAGATCAGAACTCAAAACTTTGGCCCATGCTGACTGACATATCAAAACAAGTTCAATGGTATGACATTAAGCATTCGCCGGAAGTCTGGAAGGATTTGATTACTGGGACGCTGCGAAAGTGCCTAATTCTGCCAAACCTCGACGGGACTGGTTTTGTCATGTGCGGGCTATCAACAAGAAAAATGAGTAAAGCTAACTTCTGCGAACTGATTGAATATATATATGCTTTCGGCGCTGAAAAAAATGTAATTTGGTCAGAGAAATCGCTAGAGATTTATGCAGGATATAGGGAGGCTGCGATATGAGGCGCTGCCAGATATGCAATAACGAAATGCCAGCGGCTTCAAAGTGTCTGACTATAATCTGCAAAAAACGATTATGCTCGATTGATTGCGCTGCAACATGGGGCCAAAAGGCGGTTTTGAAAAATAGAGAGATCGCACATAAAAAAGCACACAAGGCAGACAAGGAGAAAATTAAGCCACGCACAAAGTGGGTAAAGGAAGCGCAGGCAGAAGTCAATGCTTACGTCAGAATACGCGACAAGGGACGGCCCTGCATATCATGCGACAGGCCAGACGATGGCACTCACCAGCGACATGCTAGTCACTATCGCAGTACAAAGGCTTGCAGCATACTTAGATTTAACCTTAAAAATATCCACACATCATGCGCTCAATGCAATTCAAACCTCTCAGGGAACTTGCTGGAATACAGAATTAGGCTTATAGCGTTAAAGGGTTCTGATTTTGTTGATTGGCTAGAGTGCCAAAACGATACCATAAGTTATGAAATCAGCTATCTGAAAAGGCTGAAAGCATTATTCAAGAAGAAAGCAAAACTTAAAGAACTTCGATTTAAGCGCCTGTATAACTAAACGTGCTTAGCAGATAAACAAGTAGTTCAGGCTCGACGGCATACGTACTAGCACGGATCGCGGCAGACTAGCGCAGTCGTTTTTTGACGTGTAGACTAAGCCTGTTTGGTGCAGGCCGTTGGGCTTTCGATGCGCCCTTATCGCGAGTCTAATAGCTTGCGCCAGACACCAAACACTAAGGCGATAATGGTTATTGGCTATGGCTTACGATTTGTTCTACACATCGAGCCAGTGGATATGGCTAAGAAAAAAGGTTAAATCTCGCTGGAAAAGAAACAGATTACCATGCGGCTACTGTGGCGAAGCATTAGATTGGTCTATGCTCGTTATCGTGGATCATATACACAATCGCAGGGCATACCCAAATCTAGCGCTACGAGAAGATAATCTGCAAGTCGTGCATCACGCATGTAACACCAGGAAGGCATCGCATCAAGAGAATATTCAAACTGTTAGGACCAAGGCTAATGGTTTCCCGGAGGGCTGGGAGTGACAAGGGTAAGGCTTAGGGCAGGGGGGGGAGTCGATTTAGTAAAAGCGCGGCACAGATACCGCCAGTTGAAGGCTTTATTAACCCCTAGTCTGGAGATTGGACTATGGTTTTGAAAAAGCCGAAACCAAAGTACACGCGCACGCGCACGGGCGCGATAATGAAACAATAAAACGCAATCAGTGAGTCGGAGCGAAAAACAATGGGTAAGACTAGAGTAGATAGCGTCAATGGTCAGCTAGAACTACATGAAGCGCTAGCTAATAAAATAATGCCGCCTGATGGCGTAGACCTTACAGATTTGGAGGTGATAGTTTTTGACGAGTTTATCGAGGCGCTGCCCATAGACCAGTGGGATAGCCAATCAATCAGGATGGCGGCGAGACTTGCGAAAATGGAGGTTTATTTTGATCACCTAGTATCAAGGCTAGAATCCGAGGGCAGTGTAATAACTAACGACAGAGGGACGCCGATCAGTAACCCAATGCACAGCGCCGTCACGACAACTTGGTCTACTGTAAAAATGATGCGTAGTACCCTGGGTATTACCGCAAGCCAGCGCACGCCAGAACGCGGCAAGTTAAAAGCAAGGCACGAAGCGGAGAAAGCCATAAAATCAACAAAGCCCAAACCCGGCGAGCGCCCTTCGCTTTTAGCCGTATAGTATGGCAGCTCTGCCGAAGTATATCCGGGACGCTATTATATGCGGTCCAGTGCCAAGAATTAGAAACTGGAAAACAGCAGTAACCCTTAGCGATGGCGAAAAGGTATTGCGGTTTGCTTACGACTATTTAGTTTTCCCAGAAGGCAAAATGATAGGCAAACCCCTAGAGCTTGATATTTTTCAGCAGGCTTTTATTTTAGCGGTATTCGATTCACCGATCCATATATCGAAAGCGCTGCTGAGTGTAGCAAGGCGAAACGGTAAAACTTTGGTAATGGCCGTTATCGCTTTGGCGTTTACAATCGGACCGCACGCGAGGCGTAACACGAGCATAGTCAGCGCTGCTATGACTAGAAAGCAAGCCGGAATACTCTATAGATTTATGTCTCTAATTTGTGCCATGAGTCCGAGAGTGCCAGACACTTGCTATCACGCTACCCCATCAACTAAAACGCTAATCGGATTAAAATACAACGTCGAGTATCAAGCGATAAGCCGCGATGCGTCTAGCAATCTAGGCGTGGGCATCTATGTTTTAATATTGGACGAGGCTGGCCAGATCGAAGCGGCTAATGATGATTTTCTTGATGCTATTTTTTCGTCGATGGGAACCTACGACGACGCCAGGACGTTTACGATTTCAACCCAGGCAGCTAGCGACGCGGCATATCTGTCGAAAGAAATAGATAACGCAGAAATGGATCAGCCTGCGAACGTAGTCTGTCACGTCTACGCAGCAGCTAACGACGAAATTATTAACCCGGCAAACTGGGCGCGAGCTAACCCGGCTTTAAAAGCGGGTTACAGATCGCTAGTAGATATAAAAACGGCTGCTAGGGACGCCGACGCTATACCGGCTAAGTCGAGCGGTTTTTTAAATTTATATTTAAATCGTCGAGTAGAGCGGCAAGGCCGATGGCTAGCGGCTAAAATATGGAAAGAGAATTCTGAAAAGCCGGACCCTAAAGTTTTTAGAGATAAGGGCGTGCACATAGGGCTAGATTTAAGCCAGCGCTTAGACATAACAAGCGCGGCCATGGTGGCGCGTTCGGATGACGGAAAAATGCACGTAAAATGTTTTAACTTTACGCCCGCTATAGGTTTGAAAGAGCGCCAGCGGCGCGATAAAGTGCCTTACGATGTTTGGGTAAAATCAGGCGAGCTTATTTTAGTGCCTGGCGAAACAGTTGATTATAATTGGGTAGCGCAATATTTAAAAATTCATATCGAAGACCAAGGGATTTTAATCAAGTCGATAGAGTTCGATGCTTGGAAAATGGATATTTTTAAAGTCGCAGCTAAAGCGGAAGGGTTCGCGCAGACAACAGAATTTAACGAAGTGCGGCAGGGGTTTAAAACATTTACGGTTTTAATCGATACGGTAGAGACTTTGCTGCTGCAGAAAAAGATTCGCCACGGGTCAGCGCCAGTTTTAAACATGGGGGCAGCAGCGGCGACAATAATTTCAGACCCGGCACAAAACAGGAAAATAGTTAAGCCTAAGCCGGGGGCAGGGCCAAAAATTGACGCATTAGTCGCAATGATGATGGGCGTCGAAGCGGCAATGCCTAAAGTGGTACAGAGCTTCGACGCTAGCGCAATGATAGGCTAGACCCCATACTGTGCGGGCTGTACACTATGGGCTTGCCTTTTGTGGTCATTGTGTGATAATGAGCGAATATGGATAAAAGCGTTGATATACAAGCTTTTTGGTTTAGCGCCGATTTGTGGAGCAGGAGCGAAGCCAAAGACTGGCTAGCGGAGAGAGCATTAGCGCGAGATGTGTACCGCAGCAGAGAAGAAAACGGGGCCGTAACACATCACGTATACCCGCAGTTTGACGTCAGCGAAGGCATAGAAAATACGTGGCGGGTTTTGTCCGACGACTTCCCCGCAGGGATCACAGCGACAACGTGCGAGAGAAAGCAGATGAAACAGTTTACCAAAGGAACTCAGTCAGCCGATGACCCTTTCAATTTTGTGCTGTCCGATGAAAGCATCGACCGTATGGGCGACGTTATCTACGCAGACGGCTGGGATTTAAAAGACTTTCAAAAAAACCCGGTAGCGCTTTTCGGGCATGACCACTCGAAGCCAATAGGCGTTTGGGAAAATGTAAGAGTCGAAGGCAAAAAACTACTGGGCAGACTAAAACTAGCAGCTCAAGGCACTAGCGCTGAAATTGACACGATTCGCAGCCTAGTGGAGCAGAGAATTCTTAAAGCCGTTTCCGTGGGTTTTTCGCCGCTAGAGTATTCGCAGCGGGAC